TTACCATTGGGCAGATTACCGTAACCTGCTGCAGTTTTAAATGCCATTTTCATCTCCATTTTGAAAATAAGACTAATGCACAAAATGTGCTATATTTACTCGTCATCGGCTAATAGTATTTGAGGTTGTACGTTTTGATAGCTAATCAAATGTAGGCTCATACAATTAGGTAGGCTTTCAAGTGTAGTGTAATATGTGAGTTGTCCACGTGGAGAGGTCACACTTCTAGTTGATATTAGTTATACATATAAATAACTGTTTGTCAACTATTTTATCTAGCTGAACCAGATAAATCGTATATAAAGTTTCCTGAACGTATTGCTTCCATAACCATGTCTGCATTTTTCTCGTATTCATCAGCAGACATTTTTTGTACGTCAGACTCTAAAATTTTATTAGTTGCTCCTTCAGCATCAGGAATAGACCTGTTTTTCTTCGTATTAACTTCTTTAGCAGCACTTTTATCGTTCTTGCTCTTAGTTGGCTTGCCAATTCCTTTATCTGCTTTGTAGAGGTCAATAGCTCTTGCTGCTGACTTCGCATCATTATCGTTCTCATATAGTGCATCCTGTACCCATTTTGGCTGTTCATCTGCCCAATCGTGAAAGTCATCACTATCTCTGATATCACCAAAGTCAGGATGAATTTTCATTAATTCTACTTCAGCTTTTTCTTTTTTAGCTTCAATAGACATTTCATCTATTTTTTGTAGCCTGTCTTCTATATCTTTTGATTGCTCTCTTGCTTTCTTCATAGCAATAGTTTCAACAATCTTAGCTACATCAGGGTACTCTGTTGCCCATGCTTCTATGTCTTCATCAGACTTAGGCAACTTCATTTCTTTTTTAGTTGCTTTACCTAGCTGTTCTTTTAAATCATCTAGTTGCTTTTGAAACTGCTTTTCTTTTTCTTGTGTATGTCTTCTTAAATCTCCATACCTTTTTTTAAAAGTTTTTTCTTCTGCGTTCTTTGGCTCTTCTGCTTCTTCTGCTTTTTCTTCTGTAACAGTTTCTGTTGATTTACCTTCAGCTTGCTTTTTTAATTCTTCTAACTCCTGCTCATCTCTTTTAATTCTATCTTCGTGAGTAGAAGGCTTTGCCATAAATGCTTTTTTCTTTGGTGTAACATCTACCACCATCTCTTGTGCTTGTTCAGCCATATGTCTTCTCCTTTTGGGGTTATCGTAGCCATTATGTTGGGGGATAAGTAGCCTTTAATTGTGGATTATTAACGTGAAGCTAATCCACCTCGCTTCATCTTCTTTGGTTTTTGTTTAGACGGTTGTTTACGTGTTATTAACGAGCCTTTATATGTTCCACCATAGTCCGTACCTGTGCTTGGGTTTTGATCTCCGTAACCACCACTTGCAGCAGCATCCTCGCCAGCACCTCCATCGTAAGATTCATTACTTTGATTATATTGTTGTTGAGATGCTAAATCTGCCATAGTTTCATAGTTTTTAGGGTCTGGGGTATATCCTTCATTTGTTTTTGTACCTGCATCAGCTTTTGTTTTTCCAGTTAAAACATCTTGTATTTCCCTCATCTGTTCTTTTGTAAGGTCTTCATAGCCTTTACCTGTTATATTAGCATCACCAAAGTTTTCTTCAAAAAATCTTTGATTTGTTTTGCTTACAAGTAATTTATCAAAATCTTGCCATGCTGTTTTAGTTATTTTCTTTTTTCTTATTGTTTTACTTTTGTCTCTAGGATCAACTACAGTTACTGAAAATAAGTCATTAAGTTCTTTACCTGTAAATATAGTTTTACCTTTTTCTCCCTTTGATCCTATTGCGTATTTAGCATCATCATCATATATACCACCTGCAGCAAGACTTCTAAATCCTTCACCCAAACCTTTAGCAACGGATATAGCTCCCGGTACACTAAAACCACCTTCAACAACTTTTGATATAGAATACTGTTTAGAACCTGTGACTATACCTTTTTCATCTGCTTTACCACCTACATTAATAAACTGAGGATTTTCTGTACCCCAATTTTTAACATTTTCATTTTTTTTGTCTTGATCTGCTGAATCATTGTTATCTTCAGGTTCAGCTACCTTAGTAGTAGTTGGTGTAGTAGATTCAACAACAGGTGCTTCTTCTACAACTTCTTCAGGGTCTACATATGTATAGCCTTCAGGTATAGGATAAATAGGAGCACCATTAACAAAAGGTATCTTTAATATCATACCTGACTCACTTCTGTATTCACGTAGCTCATCATATCTGCCATCGGTATTACCTAGTAAGTTTTGAAATGTAGGTATAACTGTTTGTCCTGATTGACCTGTCTGACCTGAAAACTGAGGTGTATAACCACCTACAGGTGCAGCTGTCGGTGCAGGTATTGTAGGTGCTGTATATGTATTTGTTGTAGGCAGTTGCTGATTAGCAAACTGTGACTGTTGTGTAAATGTATTAGGTGCTGTATTCACAAGTGTTCCTGTAGCAGCCTTAATAACACCCCCTTGTGCCATTTCAGTAGTTTCACTATTATACGGCTCTTCGTCTTCCATGTCAAGATCATTTATATCAAAAGGTATATCATCAGGTATGGTAGCTTCTTCTGAGTTACCCATCTGACCCATCTCTTCCATCTTTTTTAAACCCATCTTAGCTTTTTGTCTCATTTGCATTAGTTTTTCTAAACCAATAAAACGAACCACATCAGCAGGAAATACAAATTCTCCTTCACTTAATTGTGCAGGTATATCATCTCTGACTTCTTCTTGTGTAGAACCCGGAGGAACATCATTACCTGATACAGGATCAACTGTGCCACCTTCATCTTTGAGACCACCATCGTCAAACATTTCCATTTGTTTATTCATTGTTACTCCACCTTCTGCTAATAATAGTCCACCTTTATTTTTCATAAAGTCAGGATCACCTTTTGTCTTTGTACCAAACACACCCTTTGCTTGATCTTCTTCTAATAACATATAACTGTCTGACTGCTTGCCTACATCAATAGTTTTAGGATCACGTTTACCTGCCATTGCTTCTTTTATCTGTACTGCTAAATCATCAGGAGAAGCACTACCGACTTCATATTCATTTTTATATACGTAAGAATCGTAGCCATTTTTATTAGCTACTCTTTTAATTGTTTCAAACCACTCTTTTCTGTCATTATAATTTTTAGTTGTGTCTAAGCCTACTCTTACTGCCCTGCCTGCTTCTAGAACTAAGTCTTTCCATAAATTTTTATCCATACCCATACGTTCAGCATCAGGTAGCATATAGTATGTGGTGTTATTCATTTTTATAGGTATCTTATTCTCAACTTGATCTAATATTAAATTAGCATCTTTAGGGTCTTGCATAAGAAAACGTAATAAATCTTTATCATTACCATTTACTGATATTTCAGCTAACCATCGTTTAGGTTCTTTAAAAGAACTTAGGTCAGGTATTCTTGCAGGTTTAAGTGTAGTCCGTAATTGTAGAGGTAATGTTCTTTCCCCTGTCTTTTTTGTAGTTCTTCGTTCTGCTTGTACAGGAGTTCCTACATGAAATCCTATGTCGGCGGCATCATCTTTTGAAACAAAACCAAACTTTTTAAAATTTTTAGCTGTGGCATGATATACTTTTTTTCCTTGATATTCATCTACTAATTTAACAGTATCATTTTTTATAATTAATTCATCTTCATCAAATTTTCTACCACCAGCAAAAAAAGAATTTATATCAGGTGATCCAAGTACATCTGTTTTTTTTACTGTATAAACTTGAAAGGGGTCTTGTAATCTTTTTTGCCATGCTAGATTATCTGCTCTATATTTAGGATTTAATGTAAACGAGGACACACCATCTTCAGCATTAAGTTTTCCATATCTATATACAGTTAAAACATCTGGTTGATCCTTTAATAATTCTTGTGTTAAATTATATACTTCTTTTCTTGATTGTTTTAATTGTGAATCGGTTAAATCTCTAGGGTCTTGTTTTGATTTTCCTAATCTAAGCTCTCCTCCTACTGCTTTAGCAAAATCATCATCCTTATGTAAAATACGTTTAATATCATTAGGATTATCATTTAATATTATCTGTTGAACAGTTTTACTTAATTTTCCACGATCTTTAAAAGTTTTTTTAGTATCTGTTAAATTACTAGAACCAACTTCTTTATAAGAAATAGATTTATTAATTGTAGGAGTATCACCTGCAAGAGCAGGTGTCATGTTCATATCTCCTGATGCTGTTTTAAAAACACTAGACATTTCATCTGATGCTTTTTTAATTACAGGTTTTAGAAAGGACTTAGCTGTTCTTCCAAACACACCTGCTACAGGAATAAGACCTGCTGTAACAGCAGTTGTATATAATGCACCCATACCTAATTTTTTAAAGTCAGCTTCTCTATAGCCTTCTTCAAATAAAGTTTTTATCTGTTTAACATCATCTGGTAATTCTTTAATAGCAATAGCATCTCCTGTTATAGGAGCTATAGAAGCAGCAGTATATGCTTCATCTTTGGTAACTCCCTCTTTATCTTTTTTTTCTAATTTAGATAAAACATTTTGAAACTGTTGCTGTGTAGAACTAGCCATTGTTTACCGATTCTCGTAATAATTTCATTCGTCTTAATGTTGCGATAGCTCCTTGTGATCTATGCATCATAATAACATTATCAGATTGCTCTAAAGCCTTTTGTTGTTGTTCAATCAATGCATCAATATAATTATTGAAGCTGTTCATTAACTGAAGGTTGTTCACCAACGGTTTCAGTTGGCTGAGTATTTGCTTGTCCACCTTGTTGAGGTACTCCTGTAAATCCTTGTTCTCCCGGAACTGGAGCTTGTCCTGTTCCTATGGTACTACCACCTGCTCCTGTTGGGTCTAGTGGGTTTGCACCTTCTTGGGGTTGTTGTTGTTGTGCTTGTTGCTGTGGAGGTCCTTGAAACTGTTTCATTAGTTCTGCTTGCACTGCTGCTTCATCCATGTTGTTTGTCACTTTACTTGGATCAAGGTCTAATGCTTTAGCAATCTCTGTAATAATATACTGAAACTTAGCAAAAGGTGCGAGTACAGGACTAGATGCTACTTGTAAGAAAGACATTAATCTTTGACTTCTTACTTCATTAGCCATTAGACTTTCTGTACCTCTAGCTTTTACTTCTAAGTCACCTCTTATCTTAGGATCAAAATCAAACTGCATATTAAATCTAAAAAAGCCTTCACCTAAAGGTTTTAATAAATAGTCATCTACATTTTTAATAACAGTCTTAACACTACCACTTGCTGCGTTCATTAACATTGATATGCCTGATGCTGTTCTACCTACACCTGTAACACCTGTCTGTCCATGTGAGAATGAAGGTATACTTGTGCTTTCGTCTGCAAGCTGTCTAGCTTTATCAAATAACTGTATATTCTCTCCTGATACATTTGGAAACTTAGTACCAAATATAGCTTGACCCGGAGCACCACCTTGTCTTCTGAATATCTTGCCCGGATATACTGATAAGTCTTGCCCCGGAACTAGATTAGTTTCATCTACCTCTATAAGCAAGTTACCTGATAACACAGCATTATCAACAGCCATTCTCATAAAGCCATTCATAAGTGTTTGAGTATCATCCATGTTTTCTGCAACACCTACTCCAAAGAAAGAATATGGGTTTAATTCATAGGGAGAAGCCATATAGGGTATTCTAGCAGGCTTAAATGGATTTAAAACTGCTCTTATAATTCTATTATTACAACACCATATATTTACTTGTAACTCATCATAGTCTTGCAAATCCTCAGGTATATCTACTTCTTGATCTATAAGAAGGTCGGTTTCCATCATACCCCAATATTCAATTACTTCATATCTATCTACATATGTTTCTTGATTATAATCGGTAAGATCATCTTCCCAATACTTCTTAACATAGTTCTCTCCTTCAGCTATTGCTTCTTTAATAACTTCTTCTCTAAAGAAAGGTCTATTTTTTAAAGCACGTAATTCTGATCTTGACATTTTATGTCTTTGTACAACGTACTGTGCTTCATCTATATTATTAGCATCAGGATCAGGATAAAAATCCCAAACAGATACATGATTTATTTGAGGTACAGTTTTAAATACAGGATTATATTCACCTTCTTCATCCCAATTAGGATACTCTTTGTCAAAAGCAAAAGGTCCTTTCATAACACCTGTACCAAATAGTGCCATTTCAAAAGCTGTATTTCTTAAATGCTTATTAGCATTAGACTCTTCTAGTTGGTCGTGGATTTTCTTTTCCATATTTTTTGCCGCAACCATCGCAGGACTAAACGTAATTGCTGAAGGAGTTTTACCCACACCTTCTTTAAGATTTTCAATATTCGACAAATTATCTGCCAAAGGACCAAGCATATCTTCCAAGCTCTTTGTAGTAGCTCCCTTGGGTAGTTCTTTGCCATCTCCTTTAAACCCATAAGGGGATAATAAATCATTATCTCCCATAAGTTCTTGAGGTTCTTTAGGATCAAAGTTAACATCTTTTGCTACTCCTTCTGGTAACTCCGTTGGATCAACACTCAACGGAAACTTATTATTTGCAAATAAAACATCAACAATCTGACCATAGGCTGCTAATGTTTTAGTCTTCGTTACTTTAATAAATACTCGTGATTTTTCTGCTTCAGTAAACTGAACATCAGGTCCATACAAACCCCTATAGTTTCTATATGCTCTAACCCATCTTTGCTCATCTTCGTATCTATAGTCTTCTGACTTTTTATACTTACTCATAACATAATTAGTTAAAGCTGCAGTAGATGGTTCGTTCTCTACTGAATTTTCTTCTGTATCTTCTAATGCTATTGCATCAGTATCCATATTTAAATCTTCATCTGCCATATTAATATCCAAAGGTTGCGTCAGCTACAGGCATACCCCTACTTGGTACACCCATAGGATCATAGTCAAATATACTAAATCTAGGTCTTGACATTATACCATATCTTAATGCATCGTACAAGTGATCTTCTGAATGAGTATCTATATCTTCAGGATTTTTCTTGTCGATAGGTAAGGCAGGTAGTTGCGATGTAATATTAGTACAATTATTAAAGAACACAAGTCTTGGTTCTTCTGTGTGCTCGTCTATTTGTAATCTTCTGTGTATTTCATTTTTACCTGATACACGACTGCCTTTACTTCTGTCTGAAGGTCTAAATCTACATCCCTTCATAATCATCTGTTCTGCTAACGATGGTCCTGTGTCTCCACGTTTATGCCATAAAGAGCTATCTAATACTCCATACTTTATATTACCATCACCTGCTTCTGCTTCTAATATCATATCTGCCAAATCTGTGGCAAGTACTTTGCTAACGTAAAGTTCTCTGTAGACAATAAGTTGTTCAGATGGCGATACAGCAAACCAAAGAACACCAGACTTACTACCATAACCATAATCGCAAGCTCTAAACTTAACCCAATTACTAGGTATGCGAAAAGGCTCAATAGTATGGATATTCCTATCAAACTCAGTAAAAGCAGCACCTTCCTTAATATCCCAATCGCCATCCAATAGTTGCCTTCGTTGCTGTTCAGGTAACGATAGGAGCATGGCTTCGTAATCCCCTTGCTCTGCAAGGTAAGGATTGTCTGATAATCTTGCAGGGATAAATCTCCTTTTGAATAATGATCTGCCAGCCTTCTCATGTCCTGCTGGATACTTGAGTGCTTCTCCTGTTTCAATATCTGTTGCATCAAACTTTTGTCCATAAGGTGCAGGATCAATAAACATTTTCTTTACCCAATGATGTCCTCTTCCTCCGGGGTTTGTTGTTGCCCTCATAAAAATTGGTAAGTCAGGTGCTGTAGAACGTAAACGTGATCTCATATAATTCCAAGCAAAGGGAGTTGCCCATTGCGTTAACTCATCAAAGCCTATCCAACTAAAAGCTAAACCTTGATATCTTAGAACGTCATCATCTCTATCAAGATAAGACATCCATAATCTTGCACCTGATGGTGCTACCCATTGCATCTTTCGTTCTGACCATTTTATACCAGACCAAATACGTGGGTATATCTCTTGTGACTTATATATAAGTTCTCGTAATTCTTCTGTCGTATGTCGTAATAACAATCCACTAAATGAAGGATGACCCATATAACGTAGTGGGTCTGCTAACATAGCATATGATTTACCACCACCTGCTGATCCACCGTATAGAACTTCTCTTTCACCTGCGGCTAAGAAGTCTGTTTGTGGTCCTGCATTAGGTTTGAAGATAACATTATTTTGTTCTTCAATAGATATAGTCTCAACTTTATCTATTACTTTAATGCTAGGCTTTTGCTCCTGTTCTACCTTCTTCGATTTTTTTGATCGTGTTGATCGCTTTTTCGGCATAGTCTGCCCACTTGCGTAGGCTTCTAGCTTTGTTCTTACGGTACTGCTCATGCTGTAATCTTTTTCTTAGTCCTACATGAGATATATAACGATCCGTTTGTTTTGTTAGCCAATTAGCTACCTCTCTGTATGAATACTGTTTAACGTAGTTTCTAGCCATCTCTAGCTTGTCTAACTCATTTTGTATAGGTTCTAGTACGTCAGGGTCTTCCAAGCTCTGTACGTAGCCAAAAGGCACTGTACGAGCTATGCGTGGTATCTGTGTCCATTCATTATCTTCTTTTAAGTCTGTTGGCTGTGGTAATTTCCACTTACCTACTGATCTATTCATCATCTTCCGTCTTCTTTACAGGCATAAGCATAACACCACCTGTAGATTCTACTTGCATCTTCTCTGTTTTCACTAAACCTGTTCTATCTAGTAACTCTTTTGCCGCTGCCATTTTATCTCTAATACCTAATTCTGTAGGATCATATAATCCACCTACCATAGCCATAGCTGCTTTAGGTGCGTTTCTACTCATGTACATTTGTGTTGCTTCCATGATTTCTTCTTTCATAGATTTAACTATATCATTTGTAGATGTGCCATCAGCATATCCTGCTAACTTTTTAGCATGTACAACATCTCCCCCTGCTTCATCAAATAAAACAGCTAGAAACTTTTGTTGTCTTTCAGTTAGTTCTTTACTCATGCTGGTATTTCCTTAATCATTTGTTTGTCAACACGGTCTATAAGACGTTGTGCTCTGTTAGGTGTCTGACGATACCAATTACTGTCTTCCATTTCATCTGCCATTTTTGCCCAATCCAAATCTTCTACAGCAGCAATCATATTTTTAAATTTGGATAATCTTGGTCTGCCTAATTGAAAACACATATTTGCTAATACGTGTTGTATGTCTTCTGGCAGATTGTCAAATTGAGAGAACAATAAGTTACAATCGTTTATAGTTGTTTTAATGTCTCTCTCAAACCAATCATTTACTTGCTCGTTAGGTACTTTAGTTCCTACAGGTTGATCGTAATATTCTGTATCCCATTCGGTTATAAGATGTCCTATACCTCCGGTTAAATGCCCAAGTGAGCAGTGGTACGTTTCGTATTTAATTCCTTCATCGTCAGCCAATTCGTCTTGTAGTTTTATTAAATTCATTAACTATTTACTTTCTTTAATTTTATACTCTGTTCTAAATGGCTTATTAGAATCTTTCTCATCTTTTCTGCTCTAGTTCTATCTGTAAAAGAATATTCTCTAATGTCATCACTGCTTAGTCTAAGTGAGAATATATAGAACGCACCCCTCTTTACAATACTAGAAGCACTACCATTAGCTACCCTTGTAGGATTAATTAATGTTCCAAAGTTTGTTTCAATAATATTTGACATTATTTCTTACCCATAATTTTCATAGCTTGACCTGCACCTTTAATACCAAAGGATGCACTAATTGCTATAAATAAAAGATACTGATACCATTCAGGTAATGTATTTAATACTTCAAAGCCTACCCTTACATATTCTGTCATGCTAGGTATGAATACTAGTATAGCAGGTAATAGTAAAACAATCAAGGCAAATTCGTCTTTCCAGCTTCCGTCTGTAGCATCTGCCATAGTTTTTTCCCACTCTACTTCTCCTGTAGCAACTTTTTCTGCGACAACTGCTTTAGCTTTAGCTTGTGCAACTTTAGCCTGACCATCAGCTTTTACCTTCTCAACTTTGCTATCCATCCAAGAACTAGCTAGATTTGCTATAGGTCCTATAAGTGCTGTAAACATTATTTTCCTTTATTAAACTTTGAATCTATCCAACATTTACCATAATATAAGATAAATAACCACAGTGTAAATAATACACCTTCTACGTAACTAAGTTCATTCCATGCATCTAATACCATATTATCCATTATAATCTCCTAGTGCCTTCTTTTTCTTGTCTTCTTCTTAGAGCTTTCACGTGCTTGTTGAATAGATAGTTTCCTAGCTTCAGCAGCGGCTTCGCCAAGTTTAGATACAATTCTTCTTTTCTCATCTAAATCTCGCCGTTTTTGAAGCAATCTTTTTGGGCTGTTTAGCCACTTGTCTACCTGCTCTCTTCGCTTTTCGTTTAGCAGCCGTAGTGGCGGCGTATTCTTTGGAAGAAAGAGCCTTAATTGCTTTTTCAGGTAGATAACGTTCACCGGTAGCTTTTGACCCCTGTGTACTAGGTTTGCCACTCTTAGTTCTCCACTTTTGTCTTGTCCAATTTGCTAGTGATTTTTGTGGTGCTTTCATATGATTGTTTAATCTCTTCTATTGTTCTATAGCATCCTATACAGATATCATCTTGTAATTTACAGATACCTATACACGGTGTTATAATTTTCCTGTCCACTTAGCTATAACCCAAGCTGCCAATCCTGCAAAAAATACTATAAGAATAAAACCTACACTATAACCTGCATACTCTAATATTTCTTCTCTACGTTTTGCAGCCATCTTTTCTTGATAACGTCTTGACTTTCTAGCTTCTGCTTGGAACTCTTGCCAATCCTGCCACAATCCGGGTCTACCTAGATATATCATCATCTTCTTGAGTTCTTCTTCTTTTTCTCTTATCTGCTCAAGAGCCATGAACTCTTCTAAGTCTCCACCACCTATACCTTTAGCTTTTTTCTTTTTAAGATTTTTTTCTATGGCTTCCTTAGAAAATACAAAATCTGATATTTGTTTAGCACAACCTGAAAGTTCCTTACCATTAGATATAAAACTCTTGATTACACCGAAGGCTGCATTTGCTGCTGCGAGTTCTGCTAACATTATCTTTTCCTTCTAGGCTTACAATATGCTGTTATCTGTAGATTAGGTCCTTCCTGTTGTGGTATTGAAGGTTGTGCCTGTAATCTTTCTGCAAAGTACAAGCATCTATCTATGTCTTCAAATGTTTGTGTTTGGTCTACTACTCTTATTCCCATCATAAACACTAACACAAACTCAATCATTTACTATACAGGTACTCCTTGTACCTCCTCACTATTATCTTCTTTATGACAGTCGCAGTTACAATCTTCGCAGTCACAATCGTAACATTCACAAGTCTCACATCTATTTTTTATTTGTTTTTCTGTCATTTGCTTTCTTTAGTTGTTCTTTTGCTTTTTTAAATATTGCTACAACTTCAGTCTTTCCCATTACTTTTGCTCTTTGTTCAGCGACTGTAAGTATTTGTATCTTTCTCGCATATGGTTTATTGATCTTCTTAACTTTTGCAACGGTTGCTCTTGCATCGGCTGCTGTGGCAAACTTGATGCTAACTGTGTCTTTAGGGTTTTCATCCGTATATAACCGTCTGTCACTTCCTTTGGGTTTTTTTCCTGTGCCAACTTTAGGGTCTGCCTTTTTCTTTTTTTTCATTATCCTCTGTAGCCACCACCTGCTTTTTTATAGGCTGATGCAACCATCTGTGCTTTTCTTGCACTCCATTGACCGGGTGCACCCCCTTTACCACCTGCTTTGATACGGTTGAATATTCTCTTACGCATCGTAGGTTTGGTATAGTTACCTGCTGCATTAACAGTGCTACCTCCACTTTTAAGTTTAATTGCTTTTAAGGATTTAGCTTGACCTGCATGAAGTTTAGATGCTTTGTTTAAACCCTTAACTACTTTTTTTATTGTCTTTTTTGCTTTAGCTTGTGCCATTATGAACCCTTCTTTTTCTTATCCTTATCTTTTACGACTTTTTTATCTTTCATTTCTAATTTAATTCTGTCTCTAAGTTCTTTTGGCACAGCTTCATTATATAAACCTCTATAACCTTTCATAAAGCCATTAAGTAACTGACTAGGGGTTGCAGGTTTAAATCCTGCTTTGGGAAGTAGTGCAGAAGCCGATGTTGTAAGTCGTGCTTTAAGATACTGTCTTTTAGCAGCATCTTTTAGTGTCATAGGTTTAGGCTTTGCTTTAGGAGCACCTAACTTTTCTACTTGTTTTTGTATTCTTTTATCTCTTTGTTTTTCTGCGTATGTTTTTGTTTTTGACATCTCTATCCTCGTATAAATTGTTAAATGTAGTGAATGGGTCTAAATAAGATTCATGTGCTTCTGCTGAGTGTGTCCATTGAGATGGAGCAAAATCAGGAGCACCTTCACCTGTAACCCACAGAGCAGGACTAGTAGCTCTTACTCTGTTATTTGGCAGTGCAACAATGTTGCCTGTCCATTTACCTGCATCTAACAAATACATTACGTGTGATTGTTTATGCTGTGCAGGGTCATCTGCTATGTCATGGTCTGTGTAGTCAACCGTAAACATATATCTAGCTGTATAGAACTCATTAGCTATTTTACATAACCAAGGACTAGAACTAACTCTGTCCATTACTATGACACTATGGTTTCTTGATTCACAATCCCAAGGTTGACACAAGTGGTCTTCCATTGGCTCTGCCCATTCGTCTACAGGTATATCGGCTACTAGTGCTTGTATAGGCATCCTTGCCCACATTGCACCACCGTGTACATTCTCTTCTTCTGTACAACCTGTGAAAACTACCTGAAAACTTAATGACCTATCAGGTATGGTATTAACTGCGAAAG